AAGCACGAAAGGACCCCCCCCATGGGGAGGGGCCGTAACGAGTCGAGCTCTTGCTCGATAAACACATTTCTAACCTGTGACCGCACTCTTGCGGATTTGAACACTTCGGATACAAAATTTAACTCTCCTAATGTTTGATGGAAGATCTTAGCCTGAATATGTCCCAGATGTAAAAGGGGCACATATAAACATGCAAAGTTGGAAATCATCACTAGCTGCTCTTCCAAAGCTAGTTGCTCCATCAAGTACAGCTGGTCCTGACAAACCAAGTACATTAATAGGACTGGTGATACATTCTGTAGTTCCACCCTCGACTGTGGAAACTCTAACGGTGCTAACAGGATATCTAGAATAATAAGGAATTTTATAATAGTGGGCCGCGCCCGCTGGTTCCAATGATGACGCAGATATAAATTGCCCGACATCACGATCCAAACTATCCATAAAACCCAATGATAAATTGGTCCCTTCTACCATATTCGCCACCCCAACACCGTTAGTCTTAGGAAACGTATATCCCGTGACCTTTTTTGTGGTGCTAGGATTGAACAAAGCAAAATTATACCCGCCCTTAAAGTTCAAATACATGGGTGCTATCATTGACAAAGCATCACCAAAATACTGAGCAACCTCATGGGCGCCTGTAGTAGAATTAAGTTTATTACCTCCAACGAACCAAGGATTGACACTATGGGACAGTGCGTTCGTCCACACATACGCATTTCTAGTTTGGGGAAAGGTCAATCGCATCAACAACTGTTTTAACGACATGATCTTTTCACCAACAGTCGAAGCAGCTATGTCTACATTTGGCCCCTCAACTTTAGAATCAGCGATTCCAGCTCTTACTATGGTCACAGCACTATCAGATTGTGGTGTGTAAACACCAAATCCTTTACCTTGTAACGGTCTACTGGGTACAGCAAATTCAAAATCGTCCCCAGCAGTGAATGAAACCAATATGTCAATGGTTTGACCACAAGATTCTGGTGCACGCAAATCGTTCAAGACCAGAACGTCTAATCTGCCGCTAGTGGTTTGATATGCTGCCAAAGCACCATTGTTGTTCAACCACTTAGCAGGAACCAAATAGGGCAGATTCAATACAAGCTCATCCTGTTCTCTTATATCTACAATCTGTCTTAGTGAATAAAGCGAATCAGAAGTAGTGGGTGACGTCGTTATGTGCGTCCCAGGTGTCCATGTTATTTGTATACGCCCGGAATGAAACTTCGTTTTAATAAATTTCATGTGCACATTCAATGATCCCCTCCAAAGTTGGAAACATCTAGCCAAATACGCCAGAGGGCCACCACCGTAGTACACAATAGATTTCAAGCCAACTGTATCTATATACGACGTGCCCAAAGATTGGGGATTCAAATTAAGCGACAACAACGATGTATCTGTTGGAGTGGCTACATTCCACGTCAATGTGGTGTAATAATGCTGAATTGATCCTAGAAATTTCAGAGACATTTCATCACAAGCGTACATTGTGTAATCATGCACAGCGGGTGTCAAATTGTCATGCAACACACCCAAAGGGACGGATGTGTCTGTGCCTTCACTAGTTGCAGCATATCGCAATATTTGGTTTGAAAAGGGCACAACTTTATCATCCATAATAGGTTTGGACCATCCAAATATTGAAGTCAAATTGCTCGCAAACCTAGCAGTCCACCCTACTGCGTCCGCAACTGTAGACACTCCAGGTATAGACGAAAACGCGTCAGCCACCTTAGCAACCTTATTTAGCCCATCTGTTACGGGCCCAGCAGCTTCACGCTTATTAACAGGTTTTCTCACTAGTTTGCTCTTCATTGATGACTGACCTATGGTAGGAGCAGCTAGCTCAAAGTCTTCCCAAAATCAGTATACTGACACATCCACATATGTCAAAGATCCTGCACCAACTCTCAGTGGCGTAGCAACTTCCGCTGATATATAGCCAAAACCAGCAGTCGATGGCTGCTTTAAATCGAAGTAATCAGGCCCAGCAATGAACGGCAACCGCATTTCTGCAGCAGTCTCGTTAGTGGTCAAAAACACGTGCGGGTGTTGCAACTTTTGCATCAAGTTCTTGTTGACTCGCTTAATAAAGTTTGGTTCACCCTGTGTCGCCCCTAACAAATTAGGAATTGCGTGAATTATCATGCTACCAGCTTGAAAGGGCGACGCGTTAATTTGTACACGCAAAACAAATGTTCCGCGAACTAAACCGAACCCCTTAATCTTGTAATTCCATTCTGTCACATTGTTCAACAATGTCCCGACTTCATTCAGCGCATAAATAACAGTTCCTTCCGTATTCGCTGTAGTCCAGGATACATTAGCCAACAACTTCGGCTTGTTCAAGAAATCTGATATATATTGATCTCTTATCTCCAACGTAGACATAGGCTTGGGAACTGCCACAGTAGATGACACCACCGCTAGGGCGTCCACAAAAGTAGTGGTCGCGGCATGGTCATCCGAGGTGGTATTTACCAGATTCTCATTCGTGTGTTTACCTCCGGCTATGTCAGTCACACCTGACTGTCCATAGAAGGTGATTTCATTACCCAAATCACATGTGGGCTCGTGGCTTTCGGCTCCCACGATAAGCGCTTCAATTGATAAAAAGTTAAAAACGCAAATTGTAATCAAACGGATCGCATCAATCCCGTTTGATAGCTTAGATGTAAAATCGCAATTTCGCCGGAATTGCAATGTTGTTTTAAACTAATATGTGCCAACAAGAAACAACACTTGTTGGACATAAGATCATTTCTATAGCGGGTCTTACCCCGCTGATTTCCGCATTATTCACACGGCATGGGCTCCTCAGATGTATCCGGATCCCAAACGTCCTCCAATTCTGACACAGCATCTCGTGCGCTAGAATAAACGGAATACGGAGAATATAAATTCAGGCTTAATGCTCTGTCCAACAAATTGACTTTGTATTTATTAAAAGTGTCTTCCCCATGTAACGACAACTCTATCAAAGTTCTGTCTAATATCTGTTGCTGAGTGTCACTGGTTTGAGTGCCTTTTGCACTCCAATCAGTTGGTTTTCTGATGGAACTCAAAGCTAGTGGCATACACCACCCTAGTTCATCGCACCGAAATGAACGTCGCAAAAAGATCACTTGATCAAAAGTAACCAGTCCCAGTGCCTCATCTTTTTCATCCAAGAATACAGTCTCCAACACTATCTTACTGCCGAACAAGTCGGTATATAGCGCACTGTCATCGCGGAAATTGAATCTCAATTGTTTAACAGCATCATCGCTAATATGTATCACGCTATCGTCGCCATATACTATCATTGCCACTTCTTTTGCGACCTTGTCGTACAGCGTTTTCAACATTGGATCGGCACATGAATTTATATGCCCACCCATACGATGTGCGTATAGGCCCATGAACCAAGTAACCATGCGTAACTTATTAACAAATGAACCGCAAAAAGACGTGATGTATAGCCCACTGAGTAAGCCATTACTCGCCTGATGAACCTCATACACCGGTTCATTATCTCTCTTAGACGGTATCGCAACTAAGGGATGTGCACAACTCATCACTAGAGCATCACGCACAGTTTTGCCTTCATCACCGTACATGACATTAATGAACTGCCCATAACTGATTATCTCAGCTGATGACAACTGCTTGTCAAACGATTTGACATCGGCACACAAAAACGTTTTGTCGCCGGAGACTTGATGTAACTTGTCAACCAATTTCTCTGCTTCCTTGTACGGGTTAGTTCCGACACATATAGAATGATCAATCCGCGACTCTTTTAACGCTGCGTGAGCATCTCCAAAATACATGATTTCTAAAATCAACGGGATCAAATTGCTCGGCCAATAAGACCTGGCACACTTCACGTTACCGTCACTATTCCTGTCCCGAGCTTCATCCTTCAATTTTTGTAAAGAGATGTCTCTAAGTGAAACACCTGCTTCTAACAATCGCTGATATTCTTCAACGACTCGAATGACCACCTCAGCTTCTCTTGTATCAAGCTTGGGCCAAAAGTCTTCACCGAACACATCTACTCGAGATTTAATTCCAAGCACATACTGCAATGTGCTCCCGACTCCCTTGTTACCTCTCTTCAGCGGCTTCCTGTCTCTGATGTCGCCGAATTCGCTCTTCATACCGAGAATAACTTCTTTAGCGCTTAATACTTTACACACCGCTTTACACGTGAGCATCGCATCTGCAGCGATTTTGTTCGTAACGTATTTAGTCACTTTCTCGGACACACCTCTACACGGATTCAACCCAAAGCCAGCTAAGCTTTCCTCTCGCGGATGCACGATCACACCGTTAACTTTATGAGGATGCATAATAGCTGGCACTTTCTTGGGTATGTTGTCTGGAAACGTATTGTGGAACACTCCGCGCTCGATTCTAGATTTATCGATTACAGGACAGCTCGGCAAAATGCCGACAGGTTCAAGCCCGGTTCGACCGGTGCCCACGAACTCACCCATCGTCCATTGGGCGACGGGAACACCTACTACCATTCCTGTTTCAGTAATCATAGCTGAAAATAGGTTGAAAGCGTCCATGGGTGACACATAATTAGATCTCCCGTCCGGAAACATTTCTCTATAAACTCTCGCAATACCTCCACTGGATCCGTTGCCGCATACGTGGAACCCGACAATTACAGGATTGTTAAATACTGGAAACCTGCTAGTGCTTTCCTTTATTAAAGGATCAAATACGAACCCAGGCTTTCCGCAATCGCCGCTAGCCGTGGGATAAAACGTGCGAATAACGTTGGCAATGTTGACTTGCTTCCTAGGGATATTTAAATCCTCATTTGTGAATGGGTCCTTAACCACACCACCTATACGATACTGCTGGTTTCCAACACTTTCAGCCCCGATCTGCGACAAGCCTCTCTCAC